AAATGAACTTAGATCTGGATCTGGGTCACTATTAGGTCCAGCAGCAGCAGAACCTGGAGTGCTTGTTGGTGCTGCTCCTCCTGCTGGACTTGCTGGTGCTGGTGATGAACTTTTTAATTTTGAATATTCCTTTGTTTTTGATAGAGAGGATATTTGCTCTGGAGTTCCAACTTTAGAAACTAGTGTATTAACTGCTATATTACTCTTAGTAATAATATCTTTTATTCTAGTTTGCCCATTTGGTTGAGTTGCTATAGTGTTATAAAGATTAGTTTTAGTTACTGATCCATTTGAATTTACAGTGGCAAGAAGGTCTCTGGTTTGAAAGAATGGATCTATGGTATAAATTTGTCTTTGTCCAGTTGAAACATCAACATTAATTTCATATTTATTAAAGTTCCCAAGATCTAATGTTGCTTCATATGCATTTGGTTTAGTTGATCCTTTAATCCATCCTTGTGGTGTTGCCATTTATCTACCCCACACACGTCTTGATTGGATTGGTATCTCTACCCCACCTAAGTCCCTTACAAATTCTTCTACTGGAAGTAGACACATGGTTTGCCATTCTTGCTGTGCTAAAATAAGATAAGGACTTCTTACCTCTGATAATAAGTATTTATGTGCTCCTTTAGTAAATCTTGGAATCCTATCTTCAGCCAAAGTCATAGCAATTCCCATACGTTCTTCTGGAGAATAGTAATGTAAATTGACACCAAAGAATGATTTACCATCTATCTCCAGAACAAATACCAAAGGATGTTTGTCATAGAATGGAAGTTCATTTCGCCACTTTGCCTTGTAATCATAATACATTAAGTTGTATAATCTTGGAAATGATGTGACCAAGTTTCTATCACGCTCAAATTCATCACCAACCTCATCAGACCTTTCATCTGTGATGATGTTTTTAGGAGCAGCATTTTCTAATTGATTTCTATACCAATCTCTTGATTGTTGTCTGCCACCAGTTTTTTCTTGGATGGTTTCAAAGAGTGTTTTATATGCCAAGATTATCCTCCGTTAGTATTTGAAACTCCCATCTTCTATCAGCACAAAATTCTTTTGCTGCCTTCCACTTTGCTTGATTTTTTGCAAACTCTTTTATCTCATACATTTGCTTTTGAGTCACACGCTTTTGTGGTTTAGGACCTTCAACTTGTCTTTTAGGCTTGACTTCAATTAAACTTTCTTTGATAGTTCCTTTTGAATCTTTGTATTTTATAAAAAAATCAGGGTAGTATTTGTGGCATCTATTATCCAATGGAGATATATATGGAATCCAAATCTCTTCACTGGACCATTTGATAATGTTCTCATTCATATCACAGTAATACATGAACCTTCTTTCCCACAGTGACCTGTAAATGATATTGTTGGGGTCACCAATATACTTTTTTGGGTTTGAAGGTTTATATATTCCCTTATAGCTCATACATATAATATAGGCACTTCAAAGTATTTAGATGGCAGTTCCATACAAAAATTTGTATTATAAAACTGATGAACTCATAGCAAGGTTTAAACCTTCTTTATCTAATTATTTTAATGTTTATATCAATTCATCATTTGGTGGAGTGTCTAATGACGACATAAACTTTCTTGCATATGAAGCTGTAATCCCAGGAACTTCTTTAGAAACCACACAAGTTTTTGGAGATAGGCAAGGTCTCACACAAACATATGCAAACAAAAGAATTTATCCTCCTGTAGATGTAAGTTTTTATGTTGATGCTGACTATAAAGTTTTAGAATATTTTGAACAATGGATATCTTCAATTTCTCCTAACAAAGGAAGTAGAGGAGGGTCATATCAAAAGTTTAATTATCCAGGAACCAATAATAGTGGATATAAAAAAGAAGTTATTATAACTAAATTTGAAAAACAATTTAAAATTTCATCAGAAAGATTAATTTCTGGTGGAACAATAAATGAACCATCTCAAACAATTTATACATTATTGGAAGCATATCCAGTTAATTTAATATCACTTCCTATTTCTTATGAGGGTGCTAATTTATTAAGAACCACAGTTACTTTCAATTATGATGTGTATCATTATGAAAACAGAGTTTTGAAAACACAAACTGCTTATGGAAATTCTTCCTTGGCAAGTAATTCAAGTGCTCAACTTGGAATAGATGCATTACAAAGATTGCCAGGAAACATTGGTGGATTTACTGGAGCAGGATTTGAAGGATTTGCACCTCCTGATGTTGGTTAATAAATAGTCACACCTGAATTTCATATTTCACGATGCCATTACCAGTTGTTGCAACTCCAACCTATGAGTTGATTTTACCATCTAATAAAAAAGCAGTTAAGTATAGACCTTTTCTTGTTAAGGAAGAGAAAGTTTTAATTCTTGCTATGGAGAGTGGTGATTCAAAAGAAATCACCAATGCAGTTAAAGATGTATTAAAGAACTGCATCCTGACAAGAGGAATTAAGATTGATACGCTCCCAAGTTTTGATATTGAATACTTGTTTTTGAACATCAGAGCAAAATCAGTTGGCGAATCTGTAGAATTGATTGTCACCTGCTCTGATGATGGAGAGACACAGGTAGATGTTACCTTAGATATTAATGAGATTGAAGTCATCATTCCAGAAAATCATTCATCAGAAGTAAAAGTTGATGGAAATATTGTGGTGAAGATGAAGTATCCATCACTACAAGAGTTTATTGATAACAACTTTGATTTCTCTGGTCAAAATACCAGTGAGCAAACCATTAACAAATCTTTTGAGGTTGTTGCATCTTGTGTTGATATGGTTTATACCAAAGATGAATCTTGGTCCTCAGCAGATGTAACCAAAAAAGAACTGGTTGAATGGTTGCAAACATTTGATGGAATTCAATTTAAAGAGATTGAAAAGTTTTTTGATACTATGCCAAAACTTTCTCATACCTTGAAGGTTAAGAATCCAAACACTGGTGTTGAGAATGAGATTGTATTGGAGGGTCTCTCAAGTTTTTTCGGATAGTCCTTAGTCATGAAGATTTAGTATCTTATTATAGAATTAATTTTGCCTTGATGCAGTATCATAAATACTCATTGACAGAGATTGAAAATATGATTCCGTGGGAAAGGGAAATTTATCTGTCCCTTTTAGAAGCACATATCCAAGAAGAAGAGGAAAAAGCAGCTAAGGCAAATAGATGAATCCAGAAGATTTTAATTACTTTCAGTCAAGAGTAACCAAATTCATTACTGGTTCAACTCGTAAAGGTGGGTTTGGTTCTTTTCTTTCGCCAAAAATCACTCGTCTTTCTGGTATCATTCCAAAGAGATCTCTTCCTTCACAAATTTTTTCAAGACCAACAGCATCTGCAGATGATGCCATTGAATCTTCAGGTAGGGGAATATCTTCATTAGGTCGTGTCACACTTGACCTTGAGATTATCAATAATAATCTTGATAGAATTAGACAGATTATAGAGCAGGATTATAAAAATACTCAAGAAACTAATAGGAAAGAAACAGAAGATTTTAGAAAGCGTGTAGCAAACAGAGGAAGAATATTTGGTAGAAGAGAACTTGGAGATAAAAAATCTGATGTTCTTGGTTCAGTTAAAAAATATGTAGGATCATTCTTTAGTGGAACTGGTGGTGCAATCAGAGCACTTTCCATGTTCAATTTACTGCAAGGTATTTTATCTGGCGACCCATCAAAAATTATTGGACCTTTACTTGGAATTGGATTAACCTATATTCCTGCTATTGCAACTGGTGTAGCAGGTGCTATTGCCACATCCTTAGTAGGTAAATTGTTTGGTGGTGGTGCAGCAAGAGCAGCAGCAACTGCAGCAACTGCAGCACCTGCTGCACCAACAGCAACAAAAGTTCCAAGAATGCGTAAGTTTGGAAAATATGCTGCACTTGCTGGATTGGCTGCAACTGGAGCTTCTTTATTAACAAAACCACAAGAAGATGATTCTCAACAACAAAGACTAGAAGAATTAACTCAAGAACAAAAAGGACTTACTGATGCTCAAAATTTAGTTCCCATTCCTCAAGATGACTTGAAGAGATTTGAAAACTTAAACAAAAGATTTGAGGCAGCACTTGATTTCTTGATGGGTAAGAAGGGGGGACAGGAGCAGCAAGGAGCAGGCTCTGGTAGTGGAGGAGGTGGAGGAATCACAGCACCGCCAGGAGGTTCTCAATCTGCAGTCCCAACTGGAAATGAAAGAGAATTATTAAAAAGATTGATGATTGCTGAAGCTGGTGGTGAAGGAGAACTTGGTATGGCAGCAGTTGCAAGATCAGTTTTAAATAGATCTGGATTAGTTCAATCTGGAAAAACTGGTGCAGGCACATTTGGAGCAGCAAGTGGAAGTGTTTCTGATATTATTTCTGCTTCTGGGCAATATAGTCCATATGCTCAAGGAAAACTTAATAGAGCCTTAATTGCAGCAGAAAATATAAGAGCAGAAAAGGCATTAGAACTTGCTATGAATGAAGCAGATATGCGTGGAAGATTAGAAGCAATGGGGTTACAAGCAAATCAAATTAACAATTTAATTTCTGCAACAGGATTTAGAGCTGGATATGCTTTTGATGATTCATCTCAAAATGTAAATGTTACTAAATTGGGAGATCATTATTTTAATACTGCTGGGAATGTTGGTAGAGTTTCTGCTGTTGGATCAACTTCTTTACAAACATCCACATTACCAACAACTGCTCCAAGAGCGCCAAGAAATATTCCAGTACCACAAAGACAAGCACCAAATGTTACATTAGTTCCTGTTGATTCTGGAAATCAAACTCCTTCATCTGTAGCATCACCATCAAATGATTCAGCAATTTCTGTAGATACTACACATCCTGAAAATTTCTTGGCATTATATTCCAAACTCATTTATCAGGTGGTGTGATAAATGGATCCATCTACACTTTTAAATAGACCAAAAACTTTTAATATTACACCAAAAATTACCAAGATTAACAATCTTGCTATTGTATCTGGTCAGGCAAGAAAATCATCTTCAAAATTGGTCAAGGTTTTTGAGAAAGGAACCTATCAAAAGAAAACACAACTGTCTGTTTTAAACAGATACAAAAAAAGATTAGAGTCAATTCAAAAACAAAATGACAGATCATTTGGCAGAAAAAGAAAAGTAAAATTAAAACTTCCAGACATTAAAAAATATGTTGGAAACTTTTTTACGCCAGGTTCTGCTAATGATCCTCTTAAAGCTATAGGAGCACTGGCAGCATTTACTGCATTTCAAAAAGGATCTAAAGGTGATTGGGGTGGAGCACTTGGATCTGGATTAGTTGCTGCAGGATTGTTAGGTGGTGGTGCTGCTGGAATTAGAATGGCAAGATCAATGTTTAAAGGAGGTGCTACTCCTGCTTCTGCAGGAGCTGGAGGTGCTGGAGTTATTACTCCTCCTTGGTGGATGAAAAATACTAAGTCATTAGGTAGAGCAAATGAATCCTATGGAAGATACATAGCAGGAGAAGCAAACATAGGTGATAGGGCTAGATTAGCAAGAAGAGGAATGATTCCTGCATCTGGAATGTTTTCTCGTGGAGGAACAGATGTTCTTGCAAAACAAGCAGGAAAACCATTAGCAAAAGAAGCACTTGGGAGATTTGGAAAATCAATTATTCCTGGAATTGGTGCAGCATTTAGTTTTCAATCTGCTAAAGAAAGGGATAAAGCAGGAGATAAATTTGGTTCTGCTGTTGATAATATAGCAGGAAGTTTAGATGCATTTGCTGCAGGGGTTCAACTTTATGCTGGTGCTTCAGCTGCTACAGGACTTGGACTTCCAGTAGCAGGATTTATTGAAATTGCAGCTGGTATAGCAGAGATTGGATCTTTTGGTTTGGATATGTTTAATTTGGTTAGAGACATAACTGGACAAAGTGATAAAGAAACACAGAAAAATAAATTACAACAACAAACACAACAACAAAAAGAACTTGTAGAAAAAAAGAAAGATGTTAGAGGTCCATTATCTTTTACAAAAGTTCTTGATCGTTATGAAAAAGTTGTGGATAAATTTGAAAATTTTGCCAAAGATTTTAAAGGTGGATTGAGTAAAGATGCATTGCAAGTGCAAGCTTCAAGAACAGAAGCATTAGTTAAACAGCAACAACTTTCAGGATCTCCTGGATATGATTTTGAGGGAAGTGTTAAACAGTATCTTACTGGAGATCCGAGCAGCCCAGATTATGATCCTGGACATGGAGGATCAAATTATCATGATCACGTTGCATTTAAAGATAGGCAAACTGCAATAAGAGCTTATAATTTTTTCAAATCAAAAGGATTTACAGTAACAGAATTCTCAGGATTTACCCCAGTAGGAAAACATTGGGGACCTGATCATTATTCAGGGTTAGCATTTGATATTCCAGGTGCCCAATGGGGAGGAAGAGGTGCTATTGGACAAACAGAATATGGGGGATCTGCAAGAGTTAGATCTGCATTAAATGAATTTTTTAATACTTCTGGAAAAGCATCTTCAACAGAGAGCACTCCATCTGCTACTATGAATGCATTAAATTCTCCAGAAGCACAATCTCGTTTTGTTCAAGATAAACCAAAAACACCTCCAAAAAGACAAAGAATGATAGAATATTATCCAACTTATACTCCAAATGGATATGAACCAGAACAAGTTATACCATATCCAGTTATTAGGCAACCACAAATGATGCAATCTTCATCAGAATCTATGATGATGCCAGGTCCATCTGAGCAAGAGTTGTTAAATAGTTTTTATAAGAGAGTTCTCCTCAATACAGTATCATAATGCAGTCATATCTTAATTATAAAATTAAACAGTTTCTCATTGAATCCTATGATGGTTCATCAGTGATTGATGTGACTCAGTGTGTTTCTTCTGTTCAATATTTTGAAGATTTATTTTCACCATCAATTTTCATATCTGTATTGCTTGTAGATACTGAGGGTCTTTTGACAAGGTTGACCAATAAAAATAAAGCAATGCAACCTGGAATTAAAGGTGGTGAACGTGTAAGTTTGGAAATAGAACAACCAGCAACAAAGCAATCTATTAAACTTGATGAAACAAAAAATACTTATTATATCTACAAGGTTTATGCATCAACTACAGAATCTACAAGAGAAGCATTAGTTGTAGAATTGTGTCCTGCTGAAGTATTTCAGAATGAAACTGCAAGAGTAATTAGAAAGTATAATGGTAATATTGGAAATAGTGTAAGTAGTATTCTAAAAGATGTTTTAAAAACTACTAATTATAAAACAACTAATATAGAAAAAACATCCAATGAATATACATTTTATGGCAATATCAAAAGACCTTTTACTGTGTTGACTTGGTTGTGTCCCAAATCAATTCCAGCAAAGGCACAATCAAAACCAGAAGCAGGAACAGCAGGATTTCTTTTTTATCAAAATAGAGATGGATTTAATTTTAAGAGCGTAGATTCATTGATGAGTGGGTTTGAACTAAACTCATCAAACAAAAGAAATATTATCAAGTACACCTACAAAGCTAGAACTGATAATCCAGCAGATCCAAACTCAAACTTTAAGATTTTATCTGTTCCTGTGTTTGAAAAGAATGTTAATATTATGGAGAATTTGAGAATTGGAATGTATGCAAGTAGAAATTATTTCTTTGATGTTAATGAT